CTTTGGTGAGGTATTCAATGTAGTTTGTGAGAGAATATTGAATACGGTAACTTGTAATTGCGTACCCTCCGTCACTTGGGGGAAACCATTGGACGAGCACGTTGATAATTCCGCTAGCATCGACAATATTGGTCGTAGTTATAATTACCGGGCTCGGGGGTGAAGCAATGATAAATGATGCCGTCACGGTACCGGCCAAGTAACTCGCAGTTGCTGCCTGGTTTGCGGTAATTGTCACGGTACCCGTTTGTAACATGGTCACAGTGGACCCAGACACGGAAGCTATGGCAGGATGAGAACTTTCGTATGAAAATGCGCCGGGGCTATTTGAGATTGGTGGTGTCAGGTTAAACGAACGGCCGTACCAATATGTCTGGTTTGCTATAGTAAAATTAGTGATGGTAGGTGAAGTTGCCATATTTAGTTTTAGTTTTAGTTTGTCTTGCTAATTTATTTATACGTGACTTAATTTTTAATTTTTTAATTCATTATAATTATAATTTTAAAAATTAAAATTATAAATTATAAAAACAAATTGACTGTCATTTGTATTTATAGTATATGTACATTATAGCAAGCAATATCAACAACAAATCGTACGAATGGCAATAACAACCACGACAAAACGATCAGAATCATCAGATCCGACCCAGAAACCCAAGCCAAATTCAAGTTCTAGATGCGACTATGAAGGATGCAAGAACAAACGCGCCCCAATTATTGGGGACTGTTGTTATTGTAGCTTAAAGTACTGCACGCAACACCGCCTTCCGGAATTACACAAGTGCGACAATCTGGACGCATGTTGCAAAAAAGCCCAAAAAGAAAACAGCGATCGACTGGCGTCTCAAGCACTGAGTAACGTGCAAAAAGTTTAGATGATGCGCATCAAAATTGAATTTATACGAAAAATAATTTGCTACGGTATTTACGGTTTAGTGCGGTTCTAAACCGAGTTTTCATATTACGTTTAACCCTATGAATATTCCGACCTTTATTATTTTTCTTCGTTTTTTGTTTTTTTACTGAAAATAAAGGTCTCGTTATCGTAGTTATCGGCGTTTGTTAGTTCTTTTGGTTTTGTTTCTGCGGTTAGATGATTGTTTTTTATTTATTCTATTTATTCTATTTATTCTTTTACTTTTTCTTCTACCCCCTTTGCCTTTACTCTTACTCGTTTCCCAACAACTAGTTAATCCTTTGTCGATTTTATTTACAAGATCTGAATCACGAACGTCGAAAGGGACTTCTTCACGGATAGGAACTTTATCTTTACATTTTAACCGCATCATGAAATGTCCTGTAAGATTTACGTAAACATGCCAATGCGTATCCGAGTTGACTACTCCAGCCTTAGCATTATGTTGATTTTGATACCCGAAAAAGGCATCAGGAAAAACACTACCAGTTGGAGTATCCCGATAATGGAAGTCGCGGACATAACCGCTGTTATCACCTTTGGCCTTCCATTGTTGACCAATATTCTTGACTAACCTTTCAAATTCTTCACGCTTTGCTTGCACCGGCGTTGCTTGCACTGTCATTTTTGAGTAACTTTATGTTATTATTTGTATAAATACTTAAAATATTTTATTTTATTTATAATACAAACTAAAGAATAAAAACAAAACACTAAAACCCATGAACTTGGAACTTTCAAAATTCGACATGCGGTCGATCAGTTTCAAACCCACTGAAAACAAGGGTCCCGTTATCGTGCTCATCGGACGAAGAGATACCGGTAAAAGTTTTTTGATTCAGGATTTAATGTATTACCACCAGGATATTCCGATCGGAACCGTCATTTCTGGAACAGAGGCGGGAAATAACTTTTTCGGAGAACATGTACCCAAACTGTTTATTCACGACCAGTACAATACCGCAATTATCGAAAACATTTTGAAACGCCAAAAAGCCGTTTTAAAACAAATGAAGAAGGAAATTGATACGTATAAAAAATCGTCCATTGATCCGCGCACATTTGTCGTTCTGGATGATTGTTTGTACGATAATAAGTGGACCAAAGACATCATGATGCGTCTCCTGTTCATGAACGGACGTCACTGGAAGATAATGCTCGTAATTACAATGCAGTACCCGCTCGGTATTCCCCCCAACTTGCGTACCAATATCGACTACGTGTTTATTTTACGCGAGCCATATATTGCCAACCGCAAACGCATTTACGAGAATTATGCCGGTATGTTTCCAACATTCGAGTCGTTTTGTCAAGTTATGGACCAGTGCACTGAAAATTTCGAATGTCTTGTTATTAACAATAACGTCAAATCAAATAAACTGCAAGACCAAATTTTCTGGTACAAGGCGCAACATCACGGACCGTTTAAACTGGGCTCAAAAGAGTTCTGGGATATTTCAAAGAATATGAACTCGGACGATGAAGAAGAAGTTTATGACCCGGCCAATATCAAAAAGAAAGGCCAAGGACCAAAAATAAAGGTAAGCAAGAACAAGACAGGGGGTGGATGGTAAAAATAAAAAGAGAGAATTGACATATCATATTATGATTATGGTTACAACAATAATACCATAATAATACGTTAAAAATTTAAATTAAAATGCTAATTCAGTCCTCTTTTAATTTGTCATCAGACTCTGAATTAGTCGATTGATCGCGACGTTTCATTCGGTCTAGAATCTCGGCTGCGCCATAATCGCCGCCAGTCGAGGTGACAATATTATCGCCTTCAAACAGTTCACGTTTCACTTCTTCGGACGTGCTATACAAATCGGCTTCGTTGACGAGTGCGACATTGACAAGATCGCCATCCTTGTTCATGATCTGTGTCAACTTGTTTCCGGATTTCTCGGCGTTACGCTTGTTTTCTTCCATGGCTTTTTGTTTGGTGTCTTTGATGCGTCTGTCGAATTCCAGCTTGGCCTTTTCTTCATTTGTCTTCTTCTCCGACATCAACTGGTTCAGCGTCTCTTCCATGTATTCCACGCGCCCGGTCTTGTACGCATCCGGGTGGAACGGCATCCACATTCCCACGGGGCCTACATAAACGTCATGATTGGGGTCAACTTCGCGCAACATTTTACACCTCAGCTCGGCTTCTTTTTGGGTGGGATACACACCGCGCACCTTGATTCCGCGAATGGAGGTTTGAAAATCGTGTTTGGAATTGAACTCGTCTTCAAGGTGTTCCTCGTTATTGTCTACAAACGTCTTGTACTCGTCTGCGATTTTGGTAGATTCGAGATCGGCTTTTTCCTCCTTGATGAATGCTTGCAAGTCTTCATAGAGAGAATTGAACTCTACGTTATACTTGAACGCCACAAAGTTGAGGAATTGGGTATACTTTTCAACCGATTTATTAAACTCCCACGACTTAAGAAACTCCTTGAAAAAGAAATGACTCTTTTGTTCTAAAATATCCTCTGGCGAAACAAATGACAAGCACGCGAATTTTTGACCCGCGATGGGTTTATCTTCTTCGAGCAAGTCGACATAAGCGGGGCTTGTTTTGGGGGTAACTCCTTTAGGAACTGATGATGATGATGATGATGATGATGAGGTCATGGTATATAATTATTAAAAGTATTTGGGATTGGGTTTAAGTATTTTCAATACATTACATATTATACATTATAAGAAGCGTATTTCGGAAGTATTCAAAATTTAAAGAATGAAACAATTGAAATAATTGAAATAATTAAAGTATACCGAATATTTTTTTCTTTTTTATAATTATAAAAATATTTACAATTAGTATAACCGCACAAATCTACATTATATAAAAATGTCCAACGTTTTTGATTTAGGAGAACTTGTCAAACGCACCATTAAGTATTTGGTCGAAGGTGTTATGGTTGCAATTGCAGCATATGCCATTCCCAAACGGTCATTGAATCTTGATGAAGTTGCACTGATCGCATTGACCGCTGCAGCAACATTTAGCATTCTCGACACTTACATCCCAAGCATGGGTGTTTCTGCCCGTACCGGCGCAGGATTCGGTATCGGCGCCAACCTTGTTGGATTCCCCACGCCACTCAAGCTGTAAACTCAAGCTGTAAACTTTAACCTGTAAAATAGTAATAAATAATAGCAAATAACTAATTCATTTATAACTGAAATAAAATAAGTAAAAGCGTTACTTTATTTTATTTATTGAGACTATATATTAAACGAAATATTAAAAACATGAACATTTTACTCATCGATAAGCGGGTCCAAGACTACGAAACAATCGTTGCAGCGATCGATCCCGCTTTAGCGGTGGGCGTTGTTTTTGATTATTACGAAGATACGTTCGATGCGGTCAAGGCGCGTATAGGCGCACTTGGACTTACGAATGGGACAAACCAAATTTCGGTGGGCTTGATTCAGCACAACTACCGAGCGCCGATGTTTACTATGCTCGCATCGGCGGATGTAGCGCCGGTGGCTCAAGTTGCCACGCAGGACCCCGACCTTGCGGCGTGGACCCAGTTCCGAGACTTTATCACGTGGTGCAAGACCGATCACGGTGCTGCGCATTTCGACTTGATGGCATGCGCTCTGTATTCTGACCCGGATTGGAAATACGTGATCGATACGCTGACCACGCAGACTGGCGTGACCGTGCGCGCATCCACTGACGACACTGGCGCTGCTTCGCTGGGCGGGGACTGGTTCTTGGAGTCACATACCGGTGTCAACCTGAAAACCGTGTATTTCACGGAAGCAATTGAGGAGTATCGGGGGGTGTTGTTTTTAATATCTGGTATTATTCGGTCATATTCGACAAAAGGGTTTGCGACCGGCAGTATTCATGTGTGGGGAGCTTCCTGGGCTGGCGGGAACGCTCCAGCTATAACTGACGGCGTCGTCTCAATCTATTCTAGCGGGAGCGCCTTCGCTGCGTTAAAAACCGACGGTAGTGTTGTCGCGTGGGGAGATTATTCTGCTGGCGGGGGCGATCCAGCTATAACTGGCAGTGTTATCGCGGTTTACTCTACGAATTATGCCTTCGCGGCGCTAAAAACCGACGGCAGTGTTGTCGCGTGGGGAGATTATTATGCTGGTGGGAACGCTCCAGCTATAACTGGCGGCGTCGTCGCAGTGTATTCGACAACTAGAGCCTTCGCGGCACTAAAAAGTGATGGCAGTGTTGTCGCGTGGGGAGATACCGATATGGGCGGGTCAGATGTCAGTTATATAACTGGCGTCGTCGCAGTGTATTCTACTGAAAAGGCATTCGCGGCGCTAAAAACCGACGGAAGCATTGTCACGTGGGGGAACTACTATAATGGCGGGGCGTCTCCAGGTATAACTGGTGGCGTCGTCGCAGTGTATTCGACACTTGGTGCATTCGCTGCATTAAAAAGCAACGGCAGCGTTGTCACATGGGGTCATTCAGGTCATGCCAGCGATTCAAGCTCAGTGGCTGGGAGTTTAAATTCCGACGTTGTCGCGGTGTATTCTAATCAATATAATTTTGCGGCTCTAAAAAGCAACGGTAGCATTGTTACGTGGGGGAGTTCAGGAGCTACCTCGATTGTAAGTTCAGATGCCGTAGCGGTATATTATAGTGGCAGTGCATTCGCAGCGCTTAAAAGCGACGGTAGCGTTGTAGCATGGGGGAGTTCAGGTTCTGGTGGGACGGCTCCCGGGAATGTAGGTTCAGGCGTCGTCGCAGTGTATTCGACGCTTTTTGGTGCATTCGCAGCGCTTAAAAGCGACGGCAGCGTTGTAGCATGGGGGAATTCAGCTTATGGTGGGATGGCTCCCGGGAGTGTAGGTTCAAACGTCGTCGCAGTGTATTCGACATTTCAAGCTTTTGCGGCGCTAAAACGTGACGGCAGCGTCGTTGCGTGGGGGGGCTCAGATGGCGGCACGACGGCCCCGAATATAGTGACTAACGAAAATTCTGGTGTCGTCGCGATGTATTCTAACTCAGGCGTCTTCGCGGCATTGAAGACAACTGCGACTACAATCGACCTTTCCTTTTCATACTATTCGGATATGGATCGATACAACATTCTGCGCAAAAAAGAGAACCGGCGTCGCGCGAATCTGACTAGCCTAAACAATGTTTTTACGTTATCAAACTCGTTATCCAAGTCCGATATTAAATTAATAAATCCGAATATTCCTCTAGGTAGCGCGTTTAATATTATCATTCCAGACTATGAATCGTCATATTCCATAGCATCCGCCGCAACCATTCCTGCTGGCGGAGGAAACTTTATCATTGCGTGCGACGAAGGCGAACGCGTAACAATATCTGGAACAACCTATGTGAACTACGGCTCGTTTGTTTACACGGTAAATGCAAGCGGGTCGTATGTAAAACCAACGACTACAACAATAAATCAAGTACCATACACTTTGTATGGAGGAGATGGTATAAACTCGAGCGGTATTGCTTTATTAGATGCACGTACTGTACCTACACTGTCGTCGACCACATTTTCGGTCGCTTCTAACAAAACGTTTGGCGACGCGTCATTTAATGATTTTACACGCCCCACCAGTGACAGCAGTGGTGCAATCACGTATAGTAGCAGCAACACCGCGGTGGCGACCATTGACGTTTCTGGAACCTGGATAACTTTGGTCGGTGCAGGCGATGTAAATTTCATTGCCACTCAAGAGGGTAATGCGACTTATGCTGCCGCAACAAAAACCAGCAACACGCTAACGGTTCAGCGGGGAACTTCTGACTTTTCAGCATCCACATTCTCAGTCGCGTCATCTAAAATATTTGGTGATGCGTCGTTCAACATTATCACGGCGCCTACTAGTAATAACAGCAATGGTGCAATCACGTATAGCAGCAGCAACACTGCGGTAGCGACCATCGACATTTCCGGAACATGGATAACCCTGGTTGCTGCAGGCGATGTGAGTTTTAATGCAACGCAGGCCCAGACTGCACAGTATGAA